GGGATGCCACAGTAAATCCAGAACCCCTATTTTTTTCGTTCTAAAAAAAACAAAAAATGAACAAAGTTCAGAACTACGAATTTATTGAAGTAGTTGTTCCACAATCATCAACTGGAACCCGTTTCTACTTCCCTGATCAGCCGCAACTTCGCTTTGTATCTTTGCTTAACCTGGTCTGTTATACTACTGATACCATAACAAACAGTGTTTTGAGTGGAAATGCTTTGCTTTCACTTGCAAATTTGAAAACAACTTATTTGGTGCTATACTACAATGACAAGGAATCGGTTAACAGGATTCCGGTACTGGAACTTAACAGGGTAGTATCAAATGCTGCTACTGCTGCTTTCAGCTTTGATATTACTCCTTTCGCTGGTCAGCAAATTATATGGGCAAAATCTTACATCCAAACTCCTACTGCATACGGTTCAATCAGTGGATCAAATTTCAGTGTTTGTTTTGGTGTATATTATGCCTAATTAATTCACTTTTCCTTCACCTTTAATTAATTGTATGGCAAATCCTAATACTGCTGGTCTAATTGGTGCAAATGATGTGATGGATTGGTATGACACTAATGCAAAAACTTGTTTTTGGTCAGTAACTAATTCAAAAGGTGAAACTGTTTTCTACAATGTTGACAACGATGAAAATATATCAAGGCAACATTTAGAAAATAATGTTAGAATGGCAGAAAGTAAAGGTGTTGAAGCAACATACACTTTGCGGATTCATCCAAAATCTCCAAAGTGTGGTTACTATACAAAAAAAGATGAAGGGATGGTTGTTGCACAATTCAGACCAAGTGCATTTAATCCAATTTCTTACCAACCAATGAATCAAATGGGTTATCCTGGACAACCTAATTTGATGACAGAAATTAATGCTTTGAGGTCGGAAATTGCAGCTTTAAAGATGCAACAGGAAATTGATGATCAGGATAATGATGATGATGAACCGGAAGAAAATTTCCTTTCCGGTTTGATGAAATCACCACAAATACAGACAATGATTATTTCACAACTTTCCAGCTTTTTTGCACCTGGTCAAAAGGTAACGCATGTTGCTGGAATACAACAAACGGAAACCATGGCAAATGAAACCGAAATAGAAAACGAAGAACGCATTTACAACGCAGTTGAAAGACTGAAGGCAGTTGATGATCAGCTGGCAAGTGATCTTGAATTACTTTGCGAAATGGCTGAAACTGATAAATTCCAATTTAACTTTCTTTTAAAAATGTTAAGAAAATAAATTATGCCGGAAATTACTGCTGACAAGATTATTGGAAAAACACTATTTGCCAAAAAAGATTTGACCAGGTTAAATTCTGCCTTGGTTAAAATTGGAACCATTGTGAAAGGATCACCAGTGGGGCAAGTTTATTCATATATTCAGAGAGCTGGTAAAGTATATTGGCAGTTTATTGACTTCAACAACAAGCCTTATTTCATTGAACATACTGCTGATAGCTTCAAGTTTACAGGCGATGTAAAACAGGCAGTTGAACAACAAAAAAAGGAAGTTGAAAAGACAGAAAAACAAGAAAAGGGATCAATTCCGTTTTATATTGAAAAATATGGTAAGTGGATCCTGTTATATGGTATAGGTGCATATTTGATAGCAACTTACATAAAATCAAGAAAATGAAAAACAAAGGGTTAATTTATATCCTGTTAGCTGGTGGTGCAATTTTGTTGCTTTCTATGCGAAAAAAAGGCGGTGGTCGCGTAATTGTGCCTGAACCTGAAAAAATTACTGCGGAACAATTCGCTAAACCATCCTTGCTACAAAAAGTAAGCAAGGCAGTGAAAAAAGTTGCTCCAGTGGTTAAAAAGGCAGCCGCAACTGCTAAACAAAGAAAAGCAGCTAAACAAGTTGCTCAAGCCTTAAGTAAACGATCAATACTTCGTGGTGTTGGTCAATTTCCTGATATGTGTTAAATAAAACAGTATGCAGCCACAACATTTGAAAATTAATATCCAGGATGAAATTTCAGCTGACAAGCTGAAATTAGCATATAATAAACAAAGGTCTGATCGTGCCAGGTATGAACAGGAAAATAGTGTTTCCAAGTCAACCGGGCAGCCTTTCCAAAAATATTATGTAGAAACAAAAGTTTTCTACACAACTGCCAATATCGGATCGGATTGTAATGAAATTACTTTTATCAATGGTGGAACAACTGCCTTGGTGATTGCTGATGTTCCATTGCAGCCTAATCAATCTTTGCGAATATCAGGAAACAGGGGTGAAATTGATACTACACAATATCAACTTGCTTTTGCTACTCCAATAAATACAGGAAATTTACTAATCGTACTGCGTAAACTTTATATATAATGATAGTATTGGATCTTTCCATCTTAAATCAGAAGGGAACTCCAATGTTCAATTCTGATCTGACTGCAAACAGACCAGCTGCTGGTATTGTGGGCAGAATTTTCATTGCTATTGATGCACCTTATGGCATTTTTAGGGATACTGGAACTGCATGGGATCAAATTTCAAGTGCTGGTGGTGGTGCAACTATTTACACCGGTGATGGTACTTTGACTGGAACAAGAACAATTTCTTCAGGTGGATTTCAATTAGTATTTAATCCACAAACCACTTTCTTTTCATCTTTAACTGCTTCAACAGGTGCATCAAGTTTTTCCGTTTTAGGAAGCAATGCTTTAACTTTTGCGGCTGGTTTTTCTTCCAGCAATATTGGTAATGTTTATTCTGCAAATGGTGCAATAAATGCCCAGAACTTTTTAGGAAACGCAACTTTTGCACAGGCAAACCTTGCCAGTGCAATGGTTAACGTTAATAAAATTGATTTTGGTTCAGGTGGTCATACTATTACAATGACCCAATCAACTGCTCCCGGAATTAGGGCAATGACAGGGGTACAGAATCAAATACAATTTACTGGTAGTCATAACGGAACAATATCCCACGCAGCAATAAGTCAAAATTTAGGATTTTTTAGAGAATCAGGATCAACAAGAACTTTAACAATAACTAATGCCTATTCACTTTTGCTTAATCCTCTTGATGACTATGGTGCTGGTTTTACGTTTACAAATAGGTGGGGAATTTATCAGGCTGGGGCAAGTGATCCAAATTATTTTGCTGGAAATGTTGGAATAGGCACAACAAACACCGGAACCGCATCAAGAAAATTATCATTGAGCAGCACTTCAAGTACCTATTTGCAGTTTATTAATACTTCAGGTAGAACAGTTGCAATAGGTAATGATACAGTAGGAAGTTTTATTGTATATGATGACACTGCTGCTGCTTATAGATTAGTTGTCAGTAATGGTGGCAATTTAATGGTTGGTAGTATTGTTGATAACGGAAATCGTTTGCAGGTTACTGGTGATACTTTTTTAAAAGGTAGTGGTGATACAAGTGGAACAAATGGTTTTATTATACAAAATAGTTCATCAACTGAATTAGTCAGAGTTGACAATTCAGGACAAGCTTTTTTCAGCAATAGGATTGCGGTTAATAGAATACAAGTTACATCAACTGCAAATCAATTAGAGTTAGCCGGTGGTGGAGTTTCTGCAACAGGTGGTGATGGAATTGCATTGGGGCAATTTACAAGTGTATCAAACACATCAGGAATACATAATCGGGTAATTAGTGGTGGTTCATTTTTGCCTACAAGCGGTACTGGTATATCTAATTTTTTACAATTATCTGGAACCATTAACCAAACAGGTGGAGCAAACGGAATAACAAGGGGATTATACATTAATCCAACTTTAACTTCTGCTTTTGATTGGAGAGCAATAGAAATAAGTGCTGGTATATCAATTTTAGCACCATCAACAACGGCAAGTGCTACATTAAGAGTGCCATCAGGAACTGCACCAACAACACCAACAAACGGGGATATTTGGTTTGATGGAACTAATCTATTTATGCGAATTGGTGGATTAACAAAGACATTTACAATTATTTAAAAATAAGATATGAAACAAATAGAACCAGTGCAAATATGGTTTAATGGTCAAGTTCAAACAGGAAACTGGATTAATGCCTATATCATTAATGACAATTTAAAAGATTCTGCCACTTTTTACTGGGCAATATTTACATCCGATACTGCTGGAATCCAACTTTCTCAAGGTAACTTGACAATCGTAGAACCAGATTATTCAGTGTGGGATTCAACTGCTGATATTAATTTGGCGGCTTACCAGTGGATCTGTGATCAACTTGGGTTAACTTTGATCTAATCGTTAATAATAAAAAAAAGACAAATGAACGAAAAACAAGCACTTGAAATTATTAAAGCTATTTTGGATCTTGCCACCAGCAAAGGAGTATTTTCAAAAATCGATGAATCCTTTACTGCTATTCAAGCATTTAACACAATAGCTGAAAAATTTAAAGATGAACCAGGTAAAGATGCAGAGTCAAACTGATCCCACACATATTGCTACATTTAGCACAATTTTGTTTTCCCTGTTGGGAGTGCAAAACATATCTGAATTGGCAAATATTGTTTTTTTGGGTGCCAGTACAATATCTTGTGCAATATCCATTTTGGTTGGAATTAAACAATTAAAAAAGAAATTATGAAAAGAATACTGAAAAACATTAAGACTTCATTTTTTGGTTCTATTGCTGGTGGTTCCATGATTGCTGATGGAATTGCACAAAATAATTGGATTACCATAATTGCTGGTATTGCTGCTGCCATTACTGGACTATTGGCAAAAGATAGTGATGTCCAGTAGCAAAAAAATATATATCGGTTTAGCCGTTTTACTGATCTTATTATTCGGGAAAAAATTGAGTGCATTAAATATCATTAAAAAGTTTGAAGGTCTTGAACTGACCAGCTATCCTGATACAGGTGGCATTTGGACAATAGGATATGGCAACACAATAAACAAGGACACAGGACAGGCAATCAAGCCAGGTGATAAGATAGACCTGGAAACTGCTGAAAGGTGGTTAAAAATGGATGTTGCTGAACGTGAAAATAAAATAAAAGGATTGATAAACGTTCCTGTTACTGAAAACATGAAAGCAGCTATGGTCAGCCTTGCTTATAATATTGGCACTGGTGCTTTTGGCTCCAGCACTTTGTTAAGGTTGCTTAACCAGGGAGCAGATAAAAAGCTGGTAGCTGATCAGTTTTTGAGATGGAATAAAGTGCAGGGCAAAGAAGTTAAGGGATTGACTAACAGAAGAAAACTTGAAAGGGAATTGTTTTTAAAGTAAGTTTTGGTTAATCATTTGGTGTTTGTTAGGGGGAAATTTTTATTTCTCCCTTTTTTTATGCCCAAAATTTGGAATTATCAGAAAAATGTTGATAAATTTAACGCGACAAACGATTTTACATAACATTTAAAACGAAAAACAAATGAAAAAAACTACACTTCAGATCGTTCTGATCGTTCTGCTTTGCTTGTTAATGTGTTTTGCAGATTCTTTATGATCCGTTTACTTGCTTGGGTGCTATCAGTTATTTATCTGATAGTATTAGGGATTCCTATTGCCATAGGTTTACTGATCTTATTACAAATTATCTCAATCGCAAAATTTATTAGCAATGTTAGAAAAAAAAGAAAAAAGCATAATAGTCCACAATTACCTATATGGACTGATTACTTTCCTGACCAATCACAGAATCCCATTTACTGAACTGCCGGAAGGTAAGATTGAAATTTTTTATCCTTCTGAATTAACTTTATTTCAAATAGGCTACCATTTCGGAAGATATGCCGAAATGCAACACAATTAATTTTATGGAAT